GTGGTGGCTTGCAGCCAATGCATTAGATGTGTATCGTTCAGATGTATCTGGAGGTACTTCTAGTACCTGGGCATCTGTTAATACTTATGTCGTAGGTAGTGAGTGTATTACGCATGGAAACTTTTCTTCAAGTAGTAATTGGGCATTTGGTACTGGTTGGTCTTTTCAGTCAGGTGAGGGTATACCCCCTAATAATACTGGCGGATATACAACAGGTTCAGGCGCAGGTGCATTAACACAAACATCTTCAAATATGACAATCGCTTTAGAAAAGAATAAACTATATAAATTACAATTTACACTTACTGCTGTTGGAGGTGATGGTAAGGCTCAACTCACAATTAAAAATCAAGCATTAACAGAAACTTATGCATTGATTGGAACTTATAATGCAGCAACTCATACTGTGTATTTTTCTCCTCAATCAAGCGCAGGAGGTATTGGTTTTTACGCAGCCACTGATGCAGGGGGTAGTACCAATTCATTTTCTATAGATGATATTACAGTTAAAGAAGCTCCTAAACATGATCTTTTAATTCATAATCAGATATTAAGAATCAGTGATGGTTCTTTTAACAGTAGTAATGATTCTAAGTGGTATGGGCATATTAAGAGAAATTTCTTTGGTGGAGGCATTACTTATGGAACCAGTAGTGATGGATATAAGTTTAGACAACCTTCAATGGCAGTCGCTAAAAATGCTTGGGTTGCAGAAAAAACAGAATTAACTGCACCAATCGTAGTACCTATGAAGTATGCCTTTGATCAAAACAATGATGTTGATGCAGCTAATGAAGTAGGTATTTTTGTTCATTTCCCTGCAGGCTCAGGGAATGATTTAGAATTAATACCTTCAGTAGCAGCAAACACTTTTAATAATAAAGATAGATATACAGTTACATTTATTTATGATTATGTGCAGGAAAGTGAATTAGGTAGAGATGCGAATGGAGATGTAGGTGTCTATGCTCAAAATGCTGTTTCAGGTGGAGGGGAACATTGTCCTGGTATTCAATTAGTGCCTTTTACAAATACTTCTGGAAACTTTACTGGAGGTACTGGATGGAATCAGCGTATTACTGGTATTAATTTATATTGGCAACCTGAAGATGATGTAGATTGGTACTTAGTTACTACTTATGATTGCAATGAAGGTTTTTCAGAAGATCCTAGAGCGAAAGATTCTGCCATAGATACAGTTCTTCGTACTGGTACTACAGAAAAGTCAAACAATGGTTATTGGATTCCTTGCATGGAACCTTATGGTGCTAGTGGGGATTATTATGAAAATATTAATGCTTCTACAGCAAATACATTTACAGAATCTGATGGAGGTGGAAGTTGGGGAACAGCTTTTGCTGCTGATAATATGGTTTTTGTATATCCCGATAATAGTATTACAACTTTAGCAGATGTAGCAGGAAAGCTCAAAGAAACCTCAACAATTATTTGCAACATTAAGTCTGTTAGTAGTTCCACTTTAACAACAGGTACTGTTAGCACTGCAGTATCTTGGAAGAATTGGAGTGGTGAAGGTCACTCTGAAACTCCATTTACCATGTCTAGTGCTAGAGCATTTGCTGCTACAGTTTCTACAGATAAAGTAGCTACTTGGTATATACCCAATGATGGTTTAAAACTTGCTACTTATAATTCACTTACAGGCAGAGCTGCAGAAACAAGATTGAAACCAATTAAATGGAATACTTCAGCAGTAGTTGGAAATAAAGCATTTTACGCTAATATAGATTTTAAGGATGAAAATGATCAAACACTTCGTGAGAAGAATCGCATTGTATTTACTGATAACTTTAAGCTCGATGAGGCAGTGGTGGGAACCAAGTTTGTTGATGTTGGTAAGAATGATGGGGATGAAATAACAGCACTTCATTCTGCACAAGGCAGATTATATGTATTTAAAACAAGAAACATTTATATTTACAGAATACAAAGCGCACAATCCGTAAACTTTATTTTAGAAAGACATATAGCAGGTGTTGGTTGTTTACATAAACACGCTATTACGGAAACGCCTTATGGTTTATGTTTTATGGACCGTAAACAAATCAGTCTATTAAGGGGAACAGAAATCTCTGAATTATCCTTATTAATAAGAGATACTTATCAAACTTTAGGTGAATCAATGCACCAGGGTGATGGAAGTATTATGATTGGTTATGATCCAATATTAAATATGTTGGTATTTAGTTATGCTTTAAATGCTCAAATTATGTATGGTTATAACTTTGATACTCAATCTTGGGTAAAGTTAGATATGTCTAGTATTCCAGGTTCACAAAGCAATATGATCATTAATAACGATCAACGATTACAAACTTATGATACTAACTCTAAACGGGTAGAGAATTTATTTACAGGCTCAGTGGGAGCAGCAAATCTTTTACTAAAAACAAAAAGATATGATTTTGGTTCACCTGAGACATTCAAAAGATTTACAAAACTGCACATTACATTTAAAGCAGGTACTACACCTTATTTTAAGATTTATATAGATGGTAGTGATACATCTGAAGGGCAAAGAGGTTTAGATACCTTTACTACATTAAATACTCATTCAGCAGTATTAAATCATCTTGGTAAGACGATTGAAGTAGAAGTATATGGTATCTCTACTGATTTTCGCATTGATGGTATTGACATTGACTATGATATAGAAGGGAGTAATCCATAATGGAAGAAACCATTCAAACACTTACCGATGGTAAGCAAGATAAAATATTTAACCTTAAACAAGGATTTTTCAGTCCTCAAGAGGGAAAAGACACAGATATTGGAATATGCACGAAAGAAGGGAAGTTTTACTTAGCAGTAAAGCTAAATGAAGAGTGGCATTTCTCAGAAATTAAAAAAGCAAAGGATTTATAATATGGATAATTATCAAATAGTACCTATGTATACAAAAAATGCTATGAAGCGTAATGTAATAGCAGGTTATAAAGTTGTAAATAGAGAAACAGGTGAAACAGTAAAATCCTGGTCCTCAAGATCTGGTGAAGGTGAGGGAGTATTTCGTGGTAGAAGAATTGAAAATGCAAGAAAAAATGCAGAAAAATATCTTCAATCTTTACAAAAAAAACAAAGTCTTGCAGGAGATGAAGCTCAATATAATCCTAAAACTGGATTATATACTACTGCTGATGGAAAATCCTATGAAAGTTTAGAAGAAGCTAGAAGAGCTAATGAAGAATTAAAAAGGCAAGGTTTACTCGATACTGCAAAAGCTGAATCTCAGCAGTCTTTAGCTGAACTTGAGTCTTTAATTAAAGGCTCTGGTGCAAGACAAAAAGCATTAGCAGAAAGAGTTGGTGCTAGACAACAAGGACAACTATTAAGTCAATTAGAACGCTCTATCTTAGGTTCAGGTGGTGATGCTCAAACTTTAGATGCTTTAGTTCCTGAGATTCAAGAACAAGGTGAAAGAAGTTTATTAGATAGAGTTCAAGGTATTGAAGCATCTACACTTGGTAGACTTACTCAGGTCCCACAATTAGAACTAGGAAATATTACTGATATGGCACAACTAGGCCAATCTCAACAAAGAATATCTGATGCTATGACTCAAGCTCTGATGAATGAAGAAACTCAAAGAGCGCAAATACAAGCAACATTAGATAATCAACCAGAATGGTGGGAAAGTATTTTAGGAGCTGCAGGTACAGCTCTTGGATCAGCAACGGGAACATATCTAGGGGGTAAATTATTAGGTACAGGAGCAGCAGCAGGTACAGGAGCAACAGCAGGTACAGGAGCAGCAGCAGGTACAGGAGCTACAACCGCTGCTACAGTCGCTCCTGTAGTCAGTGACATAAGGGTCAAAGAAAACATTAGTCAGGTGGGTTTATTAGATAATGGCTTACCTGTATATCTATTTAATTATAAAGGCAATAAGACACCTCAGATCGGATTAATGGCTCAAGATGTTGAAAAGGTAAATAAAGATGCAGTAGTAGAAATAGATGGTATAAAGCGTGTTTACTACGGAAAGGCAGTGAAATAATGGCTTTTAAATTCAAAGTAAAGAAAAGACCTTCCTTAGCTCAAGCTGCAGCAGGTGGATTTGCTCAAGGTGTAGCAACAGGTATTAACCAAGCAGCACAACTTAGTCTACAGGATAGGCTTAAACAGAAGGAAGAGTTTAAAGATTTCAGAAAAGAATATAACGAAAATATTAATTATATTGATGTTTCTGAAGAAGAAAGAAAAGTTCTAAATAATGCAAGAGGCATGATGGGATTAGGTACTATAAAATCTAAAGACGAACTTGTTTCTCATTTAAATGCTAAGTTCCCTGGACTTGGTTATAGAGTAACTGGAGCCTCAGAACCGCAGGTAATAGGTAGTTCAACAGGTGGCTATAGCACACTTCAATTTGTAAATGGTAAACCTGTTATTAATAAACTTACAAATCCAGTAGAAAATCCATATATGTTAAGGACAACTTCTCCTGAAGGTGTAACAACATTACAAGCAGTTCCAAAAAAATCATTAACTACTCCTGTAGTAACAAATATTTCAAAACCATCAAAAGAAAAAACAGTTGAAGAAAAACAACTTGACTCAGCAACAAAAGAAGTTATTAAAAATGCAACTGAAGAGGGTATTTCTATTGAAGATTATATGATAAAATATGATGGACAACCAGAAGTAGAATTATATAAACAATTACAAGGAGGGAATCAAGAAGTTGTATCTGAATCTACTAATGTCCAACCTCAGCCTATGGAAGGTATGACTATTATTAACCCTAGCACTGGCGAAAGATTAATGTTGAAAGACGGTCAATGGCAACCAATCAAGTAACTCCTCCATTACCAAAAGGATTTGTTTTAGAATCTGAAATACCTCCATTACCAAAAGGATTTGTTTTAGAAGATGATTCTGATATAAAAGTTGATACTGTTAAAACAAAGGTTGAAAAGCCAAAAGAAGAAAAAGTAGATAAGGTTCAACCTGGATTAAGAGTAGCTCCAGAACCTACTTTTGGTCAAAAGTTTAAATCATTGATTCGAGGAATGTTTGAAGATGATTTAACTACTAATGTTAAGAGTCAAATGATTTATCAAATAAGTAAAGATACTGGTAAATCACTTCAGGAGGTTTCTAAAGATTATGATAAATTAATTCGTAATCCAGAAATCACAGGTATTAGGCCAGAACCTACAGTAATGGAGTCTGCAGAACTAGCCTTTACTGGTGCTGTAGCAGCAGGACTATCTACGAATCCAATAACTACAGGCTTAGGTGTAGCAACATTTATGGCATTAGATGAGGCTGAAAATGCTATTATTTCTGGTGTTACAGATGGAAAATATGAATTTGGTGGTGGTAAAAACATATCAGTTTTACTTCCAGAGGATGCAACTAGAACTTCAAGAGAAGTAGTAGAGATTATTGATTTTATTGGCAAGGGTATGGTTGTTGGCAAGATTACTCCTAAAGCTAAACAGCAGTTTAAAAAAGCATCTGAGTTTGTTACTAAGCAGTTCATTAAAGAATATAAAATGCCTAAAACTGTTTATATGGATGCTAATAAGGTTAAATCAATTTTAAGAGGTAGTGACAAAGATGTAATTAGTAAATCTGAAAAAGATTTATTATTAGATTTAAATCTTAAAGGACCACAATATAGAAAAGCAATTCGTGATGGTATATCTATAGAAATACCTGCTGAAAAAGTAACAAAAATGGTAGATAGACCCTGGTGGGGACAAGTTAAAGAAGTATTTAAAATACCAAAAATAGATAGAGTGGTTGGTGTCGAGAAGTTTGGAGAAACAAAACAAACAGTAAGAGGATTATTGACTGAGCCAGAATTTAAAGTTGCTGAGACTCAAGAATTAAACTCTTTAGTTGAAACTTTTAATAATACTTATAAAAGATTATTTCAAGAAGGTCGAACTAATACTCAGTTATTGCAAGATCAAAAAGCAATACTGAGGTTAGGTAAACTTATTAAAGAGATAGATCCAAACTTTGAATCTCCAGAAATACCTTTTGAGTCTGATTTAAATCAAGTAGAGGGTAGTTCATTAAGGCAAGCTAATATAGATGCTATAGAACGCAATCAGCATTTTGGTGAAACAAAAGCTGCAAAAGAAAGAGTTGCTGATGTTGAAAAAATAAGTAGAGCTGACATTACTCAGTTTATGAGAAATGCTTTTGGTGTAACTATTAGAGGTAAAGCAACCAATCGGATGAAGGGTGTTGCAGGATTTTTTAGACCAGATAAAAAAACAGTGAGGTCAAAAGTTACAGACGATGTTTATGTATTAGCACATGAAGTAGCTCACTTTTTAGATAATAAAATATGGGGAAATCAACCTAAGCAGAGGCCACAGTTTAGCCAATGGCAACAGGAACTCGGAAAATTAGATTATGATAAAAAGAAATTAAGAACAAGTGAAGGATTTGCTGAGTTTGTAAGACATTTTGTAAGCACAGGAAAAGCTCAAGAATTAGCACCTAATTTTTATAACTATTTTACTAATGAGTTTGCTCAACAAAACAAAGATATATATAAAAACATTTTAAAACTTAAAGATTTAATGACTCGTTATAATAAACAAGGTTCTCTTGATAGGGTTAAGTCACAAATAAACTTTGAAGGGAAACCCCCTAAACAGCCAGTAATAGAAAAATTAAAAGATATAAATTTGCGTTTTAAAGAAAATTTTATAGATGATCTAGCTTTTCTACAGGATGTTTATAAAAAAGAAGGCATTAAAGGTTTAAATCCCTCAGAAGATCCTTTAGAATTAATGCGTGCATTTAAAGGTAAGGCTCGCAGTAAAGCAGAAATGGCTATTAGATATAATACTATAGATTATGTTGGTAGAATTACAGGGGATGGATTGGTTAAAGTATTAAAGCCTGTATCTAAAAATAAAAAAGAGCTAGACAACTTTTTAGCATACGCTTATGCTAGGAGAGCATTGTCAAGACCAGATATTGATGCAGGTATAGAACTTACAGATGCACAATTTGTATTTGATAAGTTTGATAGTAAGAAATTTAGGAAGTCAAGTGATGAATTAAGTGCATTTGCTGATAGAGTATTAGAATATTATGTTGATTCCAGAGGTATGAGTTCAGAAACAAGAAACAAAATCAAAGAACAAAATCCAATCTATATTCCTCTTTATAGATTTTTTTCTCAAGAGCCAAGATTTAGGTCAGGAGGAAGTCAAGTAAGTGGTGGCAAACCAGTCAAAACCCTTAAAGGCAGTGGTAGGCAAATATTAAATCCTATTGAAAGCATGGTGCGATATGTAGAAAATATTTATTCTGCAGGAGATAAAACAAGAGTTGCTTTAGCACTAGCAGATTTAGCAGATAGGAATATATTACCAGGAGGTTTAATAGAAGAAGTTCCTCCCCCAATCAAAGCTCAGTCAATTAGCACTAAAGAATTAGATAAACAATTAGAAAAAAGTGGTTTTGGCATATTTAAAATATTTGAAGAAGATGCTTCAATGATGCCAGACATGATTACAACTTTTATTGCAAGTAAGCAATATGGTGGTAAAGACAATATTATTCCAATATATGAAGGTGAGTCTGTAAAGTTTTATGAAGTAGACCCTAGACTGTATAGTATGTTAAAAGGTTTAGATCAACTACAGTTAAATCCAGTAATTGATTTTATGTTAGGTAAGCCTACTAGAGTATTAAAATTAGGCGCAGTAGGTTTAAATGCTTCATTTACTTATATAACAAATCCTATTCGTGATTTAGTAGCATATTCAGTATTTACCAAAAATAAAGTTCCTAATCCTGCTGCACCTCTTATTGGTTTAGCTGCAGATTTAGGCTTAGGAACTAAATCAGCTAAAGAAGCATCCAGAGTATTTAAGGCAATGGGTGGAAATTTAACTACTTTAATGGGACAAGATAGGACTACTGGGTATCGCAGAATAACAGCAGATGTTTTAGCGCAAGCACAAGGAGGAATTAAAGGTAATGTAAAAAATATAGCATTACATCCTGTGGAAGCATTAAGAAGAATTTTTGAAGTTCCTGAATTAGCTCCAAGAATAGCAGAAATGCAGAGTAGAATTAAAGCGTATGAAAAAATATATGGTAAAGATTCAGATTCTGCATATTTAGGTGCATTTAATGATGCACAAGATGTAACAGTTAATTTTAGTAAAATGGGTTATATATCACAATATTTAAATCAAATGATACCATTTTTTAATCCAATAATTAGGGGTGGTGAAAAACTCTATAAAGAAGCTAAAAATAATCCTATGAAGTTATTAGTAAGGGGTATTTCAGCAATTACTGTACCTGCTCTTTACAGTTGGTATCAAAATAAAGATAAAGAATGGTTTCAAAAATTGCCTGCAGAATTAAAATATTCACATATTTATATTGATACAGGAGATTTTAGTGATAGTGATGATATTATAACACTACCTTTGCCACATGAGCTTGGTACTTTATTTGGTGGATTACCAATGGCTTATTTTGATGAAAGGTATGAAATAGACCCAGAAGCTACAGATGAAGCCTTAAAATTAATGATTAAACAATTAAATCCAGGTAATCCTATCACTGATTTATCATTAATAAAGCCTTTTATGTTAGTTTCTTCTAATAAAACTTGGTATGGTGCGCCCTTAGAAACAATGTCTATGCAGAGAAAAGAAATACCAGACAGATATAATGATTATACAATGCCAATGGCAAAAGCATTAAGTAGATTTATTTATGATAATGTAGGTGCTTATGAATATGCCTCACCTGTAAAAATAGAAGCATTTTTAAACACATCAACTGGTGGTATGACAAAAAATATCAATGATATTTTACAATACACAAACAAAGAAATAGAATCTAAAGCTGATATACCAGTTGTTGGTAAGTTATTTTTAAGAAAAGAAATATATGAACAAAAACCAGATTTAGATTTTGATAGATTAAATTTATTGAGACAGAAAAAAGTTAGTAAAACATTAAATACTCCAGATCTAAAAAGAGAATTAAGAAAGTTAGAAAGAGAATATGATGACTATCTTAAACAGCGTAGAATAAGAGAAAGAGAAGCAAGACTAAAAAAGTAGCATAACCCTACCCTCCCCCTTGTACCATAACAAGTATCATTACTAAATTCCTTACAATTATGGTTCGTTCACGGTATTGCCAGTACCTTAGAACCTTCCACAAACCAAAGGAGAAATCATGGCAAACACAAACACTTTCAGAGACTTTTCTGTTCAGAGAAGTGCTTCCCCTGCAATAACAGCAACAGAGAGAGCTGCTGACACTAACGCTTTTGATATTACCAGAGCAATACATTGTAATGAAGATGCAACATACGAAGTTACCTTTCAAGGCGATTCTAGCTCGGTAACAATGGATTTAAAAGAGGGAATCACTTATCC